CAGCACTTGCACCTTTTGCTAAGTTCCAATATGTACTTCGCGAAATTGCATCGTCATTGGACTTGGACCCCGATAAAGTAACCAACAATATGGATGAAGCTGCTCTGCAAGCAGAGATTATGAAAGGCTTCCAAGCCCCTGCACAGCCTGTAGGACCAGAAGGCGCAGCACCAACGGGTGCAAATCCAATGGACCCAACAGGAGCAGGTGGTGGTAATATAGGTACAGGACAGGTTCCTATGCCGGGTGAACAAGGATTTAGTGCAAATGGACAGACAGCAGATACTCAGCCGCCTCAAGCCGCTGGTGGGCAACAACCGCCAATGGGAGGCGTTCAATAGTTATTTAGATGATGCAATTGAACAACATCATAAAGTAATGGAACAATCAAATGATACTATTGCTATACACAGACAACAAGGTGCAATAGCAGTGTTACGCAGACTAAAACAACTTAGGGATGAAATTAATGGCTCTGGATAAACAAATGGAAATGTTTAATGATGGTGGTCTTATGGACGAAGGTGGCACTGTAGACCCTGTGTCTGGTAATGATGTGCCACCCGGCTCTACACAAGAAGAAGTGCGTGACGATATTCCTGCACAGCTTAGTGAAGGTGAGTTTGTATTTCCTGCTGATGTTGTACGTTTTATTGGTCTTAACAATCTTATGCAAATGCGACAGCAAGCTAAGATGGGCCTTAAAATGATGGAAGAGATGGGCCAGATGGGAAATAGTGAAGAAGCTACTATTCCAGATGATTTGCCATTTGACATTAATGACCTTGATATGGAAGACGAAATAGACAATAATAACGAATTAGAAATGCAGGTAGGTGGTTTTGTACAGCCTACACAACAACAACAACAGATGGGCATTAGTGGATTTCAACAAGCTGTAGCACCAACAACTGGTGTAGCAGCAGTTCCACAGCAAGCTGCATCACAACAATATGTACAACCCATGCAAGCCGCAGTACCTACGACTCCTGTATATACTGCTGCAGATATTCCTACCTTTAAAGGCTTTGTAGGAGAAAATGTTCCCGGTGTAGACTTTGAGTATGTTGAATATAAAAATGAAGCAGGTAATGTTATTCAATTACGTAAGAGTAAAACAACAGGTGATTTACTAGACCCAATCCCAGAAGGCTATACGTTTGTAGACCCAGAAAAAACTGCTACAGAAGAAGTAACAACTACGCCTACTATGCCACAAACTGTTACTGTAACAGAAACTGGGGGTGATGACGAAGCACGGCAACGCCGCGAGGAAGAAATGTATGGTCCGGGTGGTGGTAGACTTGGAGTAAAAGGAAAAACTTATGGTATTTCTTTTGATGGTGTAGGACTATTAGAAGGAAGGGGTATGTTAACTGGTTTAGCTTTGAGTGGCGAAATTCCAGATAAATATGCTACTAGCGTATCTGTAAATATAAAACGTGGAAATGATGAATTTACAGTTAGAGGTGATGATTATAATGAATTAAAACAAGTAATTAAAGACTCTGGCGCAAATTCTCCGGCGGCTGAAAACAAATTAGCTGAATTACGTAGACAGTCTAATGCAATTAAAGAAGCAAAACGTAAAGCGCAAGAAGAGTTTGATAGGCTTGCTAAACTAAAAGAAAACGAAGAAGAACGTAAACGCACAAAAGTACAGCCTTCATCGGATGACCCCGGAGGTAAAGGACCGTTTGGTACCGGATATACTTACGACCCTAAATCCGTAAAAGAAACCACAGACTATGTAGAATCAGGATACCAAGAAGCCTCTGGAGGTGGAGGAGGTGGTAGCCCATCCTCTAGTTCAGGTTCTTCTAGCAGCAGTTCATCAGGTAGTAGTAAATCTTCTAGTTCAGGTTCATCAGGTAGTAGTGGCACTCAAAGTGGTGCTACTGGTGGCGGTTATGGTGGAGGCTTTGGCGATAGAGACAGATTCCGTGCTAAAGGCGGTTTAATGGAAGCACCAAAACCCAAAACTAAAAAGATGAAGCGTGGTGGACTAGCTTCTAAAAAATAATCCACAATATGTTGGCTACTCATCCCCCATCCCCGACAGGTTGGCTACGGTGGCCCCAACAAGGAGAATGACATGAACGATACAATCATGGCAGAAGAAATGAAGACTACGCCAAAAGCGGCATTTGTCAACAAACCTTACACGCAAGAAGAAAGAGTAAAGCGCGATGAGGAAGAACTAGAACAGCTAATGAAAGAACGTGATGGTGAGGAAGAAGCACCAGAGCAAGAAGCTGAACCTACTAGCGCAGAAGAAAAAACATTTAAAAAGCGTTACTCTGACCTACGCCGACATCAACAGAAACAAGCAGAAGAATTTAAGTCTGAACTTGCAGAACTAAAGCGTCAGCTTTCAGATGCTACAAAGAAAGAAATGAAACTGCCCAAGTCTGATGAAGACATTGAAAAATGGGCTAAAGAGTATCCTGATGTAGCAGCTATTGTTGAAACAATCGCAACAAAAAAAGCTAAAGAACAATCGACTGAACTAGAAGAGCGGTTAAAAGCAATTGACGAAATGCAGAGTACCGCAACAAAAGAAAAAGCAGAAGCAGCACTAATGCAGATGCATCCAGACTTCAATGACATTCGTGACAGCGATGATTTTCACCAATGGGCAGAAGAACAACCTAAGTGGGTACAGGACGCACTGTATGAAAATGATAATGACGCACGGTCAGCCGCACGAGCAATTGACCTCTACAAAGCAGATAGAGGCATTGGCAAAGAGCCTAAGAAAAAGAATAATAAGGGTGCAGCAGAGGCAGTTGCGCCGAAAGATAAAAGAAGTAAGCCACAAACTGATGAGGCTTCCACGTATCTGAAAGAGTCAGATGTAGATAAGATGTCAGCACATGAATACGAGAAACATGCTGATGAGATTATGGATGCAATCCGTAGTGGTAAGTTTATCTACGATTTATCTGGTTCTGCACGATAAAAAAGAGTTGACAAGTAGTTATTAATAAGTATAACTATAGTCAAGTGTAGTGTAAGCAGGGTCGCTCCTTGCTTACCTAACAATCCGCAAACGACAAAAATCTTCAAGATTACCTGAATAACATGGCCTACTAAGTATGTCGGCGGCCACTGACTTACAAGGTACACCCTACGTTATACAGCCTCTGCAAAGAATTGTACTGTTTGCATCTGTGAAAAATCCAAAACAATAGGAGATGGATTATGGCTTTTCCAAGAGCGCCGGGTTATAACAACTTGCCGAATGGCAATTTTAGCCCAGTAATTTACTCCAAACAGGTGCAGCTTGCATTCCGCAAGGCCGCTGTTTGTGACGCGATTACGAATAACGACTACTTTGGTGAAATCGCAAACTTTGGTGATTCAGTTAAAATCATCAAGGAACCCGAAATCACTGTTAAGGCTTACGAGCGTGGTACTACCATTACTCCGCAAGACCTTGACGATGAAGACTTCACACTGACCGTTGACAAAGCAAACTACTTTGCATTTAAAGTTGACGACATTGAAGAAGCACATTCGCACGTGAACTTTGAGTCTCTCTCAAGCAACCGTGCTGCATACCGTCTTGCTGACCAGTTTGACCAAGATGTTCTTGGCTACTTGTCAGGTTTCAAGCAGTCTGCAATCAGTGGCACACCGGACACTGTTAACACCACTGTTAATGGTACTAAGGCTGTTTCAACTGCTGGTTCTGACGAACTGCTCTCATCCATGAAGCTGAACGCATCCGATTTCAATGCAGGTAATAATGCTAACTGTATCGGTCTAAAGCCTCGTGGTTCAGAAGCTGTTCCAACTGCCGCTGGTACAACTAACCCACTTTCTGTGATTGCACGTATGGGTCGTCAACTCGACCTGCAAAACGTGGACTCTCAGGGCCGTTGGTTGGTCATTGACCCAGTGTTCGTTGAACTGCTGAAAGACGAAGACTCACGTCTGTTTGACGCAGACTTTGGTGGTTCTGGACTGCAGAACGGCCTGATTCTGAATAACCTGCATGGCTTTAAAGTCCATGTTTCTAACAACCTGCCTAAAGTCGGTACTGGTCCTTCCACAACTGGTGGAACCAATGCTAACAACTTTGGCGTGATTGTTGCTGGTCATTCATCATCAGTCGCTACTGCTGACCAAATCAACAAGACTGAAACCTACCGCGACCCGGACAGCTTTGCAGATATCGTCCGTGGTATGCATCTGTATGGCCGCAAGATTCTCCGTCCAGAGGCTCTTGTCAACGCCAAGTACTGCTTGGTATAAGGAGAATAGATTATGGCACTAGGTGATAACACTCTCCAAGCCGCACGTGGCAACTCGCAGCGTGGGCGTAATCCATACATGGTTCAGACCACATTTGACTTTGCAACAGCACTGTCTGACAAAGGTAGCGCACTTGCCGCTGGCGATGTCATTCCAGTAATTGCTGTTAAAAAAGGCATGATGGTGATGAATGCAGGTATTGAAGTCGATACTGCCTCTGACGGTTCTACTCTTACTGTAGACCTTGGCATGATTGCAGCCGAAGATTTCGTTGACGGTTTTGACGGAACTTCTGCAGCAGGTGTTGTAGCACAGAACCCAGCAGCCTATTCTCCACGGATGGCTGTTGCTGATGACAACATCGACCTCAAACTTGTTACCCTGTCAGGTGGCGCAGTTACTACGGGTAAACTCCGTATCTGGGCTGTCATCATGGATTGCAATGATGAAGGTGACTTGACTGCTCAAGAAGTAGCACGTGACGTTATCTAACTAACATAGTATTGGGGCAGGGCAACTTGCCCCTTTACTTTCTTTCTTTATAAGGATGCACGATGGCATATACTTACCTAGACATTACTAATGAAGTACTTGCTCGTATGAACGAGGTATCTCTTACTGCAGCTAATTTTGCTACAGCTAGGGGTTTTCAAGTACAATGTCAAAACGCTGTCAACGATGCTATTAACTATATTAATCAACGTGAGTTTGGCTGGCCTTTTACACACGCTACTGAAACTCAGACATTGGTAGCTGGTCAAACACGTTATACTATTCCAACGGATACACAGTCAATAGACTATGACACATTTAGAATTAGTAAAGATGATACTCTGGGTGTATCAGGGATTACACTACGTATTTTAGACTACAAAGAATATACACAAAAATATATTGACCAAGAAACTACATCTGATGTAGGTGCAGTTCCTATCTACGTATTCCGCACACCAGATAATAACTACGGCTTATACCCGTATCCTGATAAAGCCTACGAATTAAAATATGAATATTATAAAAAGCCTACTCCATTGTCGGCAGCAACAGATGCACCAACTGTACCTGAACAGTACCGACAGGTAATTGTAGATGGTGCAACTGCATATGCGTATCAATATCGTGGCGAGGCACAGCAGTATGGCATCAACTTTGCACGTTTTGAGGAAGGCATCAAGCAGATGCAGACAATCTTGCTTAATCGTGCCGACTACATCAGGTCTACGTATATTCCATACTCACAAAGGTACGGTGCTGGCGCGGGTGGATTTTAGAGGTTTAAATGGCAGATGAATCTGGCCTCAGTCCTTATGTGTTTGCTTGTGAAGGTGGGTTAGTTCTTGACCAGCCAACCTTTAAGATGCAACCCGGCATGGCACTTGAACTAGAAAACTTTGAACCTGATGTACGTGGTGGCTACCGCCGTATCAATGGCTACATCAAATGGAACAGCAATATTGTTCCTCAGACAGCTAGTTCATCTGAATCAGTGCTTATGTCTGCTTTCTTTCCCGGCAATAATAAAGTAATTGCTGCACGTGGAGAAAAAGTATTTGAGGCTGGTACATCAGGTAGCTGGACAGAGATTGACACAGGACGTACTAATGCAAACAGGTATACGTTCTTTAGATACAATCTAGCTGGCACTGACCATATTATCTGGGCTGATGGTGCAAACCATGCAACAAAATATGATGGCACAACTGTAACAGATATTAATGCAACAGGCGCACCATCTAATCCAAAGTTTGTTGTAGGTTATAAAAATGCTATGTTCTTTGCAGGGCATAGTGCTAATAAAGAAGAAATTGTATTTACAGCACCTTTTACTGACAATGATTTTAACACAGCCAATGGCGCAGGTGCCATACGGGTAGACAGCACAATCACTGGATTGTTTCCGTTTCGTGATGAACTGTACATCTTCTGTGAAGAACGCATTTTTAGACTTGTAGGCAACACTGTCGCAGACTTTCAGATGCAACCTGTTACCAGAGACATTGGTTGTCTAAATAACTTTACCATCCAAGAACTAGCTGGTGATATTATTTTTCTTGGACGAGATGGCCTTAGAACAGTAGCCGCGACTGAACGTATTAATGACGTTGAACTTGGCACAATTACGGCACCTGTTAAGGAACTGTTTGATGGTGTCACAGACGTAGATGAGTTTGTAAGCGTAGTTGTACCCGGCAAGACACAGTATCGTCTGTTCAGGGTCAATAGGTCAGAAGACACACAGGCTACAACAAAAGGTGTTATTGCCGTACGTAAACAACAAGGGTATGAGTTTGCTACAACTATAGGCATACAGCCAGCTTGTACAGATTATAATACAGTACAGGGTGACATCTTTGTACTGCACGGTGGCTACGATGGTTATATCTATCGCCAAGAACAAGGTAACACATTTGATGGCACTACAATTATAGGCCGTTATCGTTCACCTGATATGACTATGGGAGATGCTGGCATACGTAAAAACTTTCAGCGAGTAATTATTAACTACGCACCTACAGGCGCACTTAACTCTGACTTGTTTCTACGATATGACTATGAATCTCCAGATGCAGCAAGACCTGATGCATACCCGTTTGACAGTTCAACAGTAGTGGCATTGTATGGAACGTCAGTATACGGTACAGCAACATACGGTGGTCAGTCAAACCCATTGGTAAGACAGCCAGTAGAAGGTAGCGGGTTTGCTGTAGCAATGCGGGTGGTGGATAATGATATATCACTACCATACACACTAAAAGGTTTTCAGCTAGAATTTGACGCAGGAGCAAGAAGGTAATGGCAGGTTACGTAAGACAATCCACATATACTGACGGTGACGTTATTACCGCAGCACAAAGTAACAACGAGTTTAATCAGTTACTTGCTGCTTTTGTAAATACCACTGGTCACAAACATGACGGCACTGCCGCTGAAGGTCCAGTAATCGGATTGATTGGTGACCCCGGTGTTGCCACACCACTTAACAAAGTCGTAGTTAGTGATACAAACAATCGCATTGGTGTGTTCGTAGATGTAGGTGGCAGTTCAACAGAACAGATACGCTTTCAAGACGGTGCCATTGTTCCTGTCACAGACAACGATATTGACTTGGGTGCATCTGGCACAGAGTTTAAAGACCTGTTTATTGATGGCACAGCCAACATTGACGCACTTATAGCTGACACTGCCGACATCAACGGTGGTACAATTGATGGTGTCACTATCGGTGGTGCATCAGCGGGTGCGATTACGGCTACCAGCTTGGTGGCTACTACTGCTGATATCAATGGCGGTACAGTAGACGGTGCAGTAATTGGTGGGGCATCTGCTGCTGCCATTACAGGCACAACAATCGTAGCTAACACCAGTATTAATATCGCAGGTGATGGGGCGACTGTCACTGGCATTAAAGATGAAGACGACATGTCTTCCAATAGTGCGACTAAACTCGCCACGCAACAATCCATTAAGGCTTATGTAGATGCCCAAGTTACCGCGCAAGACCTCGACTTCCAAGCAGACTCAGGTGGTGTTCTCTCTATCGACCTTGACAGCGAGACTTTTACGCTTACAGGTGGTACAGGGATTGATACTTCTGGTTCAGGTAATACTGTTACTTTTGCTATTGACTCAACTGTAGCCACACTTACTGGAACACAGACACTTACCAACAAGACGCTTACAACGCCCGTCATCTCCTCTATCAGTAACTCAGGTACTATTACCCTACCTACAGGCACAGACACGCTTGTAGGTCGTGCTACGACTGACACACTCACTAATAAAACCCTTACAAGCCCAACTATTACTACTGGCGTACTTAACGGTGCAGTCAGTGGTACGTCTATCAAAGATGAAGATGATATGTCATCCGACAGCGCAAGCCATCTGGCTACGCAGCAGTCTATTAAAGCATACGTAGATAGCCAAGTAACTGCACAGGACTTTGACTTCTCTGGTGACAGTGGTGGCGCACAGAGTGTAGACCTTGATAGTCAGTCAATGACATTCACAGGTGGCACAGGTATTGATACAACAGGGTCATCACAGACAATGACCTTTGCTATTGATAGCACTGTAGCGACACTGACAGGCTCACAAACTCTTACAAATAAAACCTTGACAAGTCCTGTGCTGAACAGTACAATAAGTGGAACTTCCATTAAAGATGAAGACGATATGTCTTCTAACAGTGCCGACCATCTTGCTACACAACAGTCAATCAAAGCCTATGTAGATACACAAGTAGCCACTGTACCTGTCGGTGACATTACATCTGTAGTTGCTGGCTCTGGTATGACAGGTGGTGGTACATCTGGTGATGTTACACTGAATGTGATTGGTGGTACAGGTATTACTGCTAATGCTGATGAGATTACAATTGACAGCACAGTAACAACACTTACAGGCACACAGACACTTACAAATAAAACCCTGACTAGCCCCACTATTAATGGTGGCTCACTGTCAAGCACAGTCACGGGTACTACGCAATCTGCTGGCACAAGCAATACAACAATTGCTACAACAGCCTTTGCTGTCACAGAAGCTAACAATGCCGCTGTAGCAATGGCGATTGCACTAGGATAATATGCTTGACAAATCAGTATGATTGTGGTATAATTATACATAATTGGAGAAATAAATGGCAAACTCATTTAAACTGGTGACAGACACTGGAGTAGGCACTTCCGCTGCCACGGTTCATACTGGTGCTGGTTCTACCGAAACAACAATCATTGGCATGTCGATTGCTAACATTCACACCTCACAGATTGAGGTAGATGTACAGCTTGAGAACAATGACGGTGACAATATCTACATTGTAAAGGATGCACCTATTCCTGTGGGTAGCAGCCTTGTTGTTGTGGGCGGTGAACAGAAAGTAGTTATGAACGCAAGTGATGTCTTGAAAGTTACGTCAAATGTCGCATCTAGCGCAGACGTTGCTTTGTCTA